TCGCCCGCATCATCAGCGCCCCCAAGGGCACGGTGATCAAGGGCTCACTCAACGCCCTGCACAAGGTTACCGGTCCCGCCTTGTACGAGATACCCCTGCGCGGCAAAAAGAGCATCAATTTGACCCTCGAAACTGACGAAGGGTTTACCTACAAATACTCCGCCAAAGTCAGGCTGGAGGCCATGACCGACCGCGATTTGCCTAAAGGAGAAGCTCCCTCGCGCTACCTTTCGCTACGCGTTCCACCCGCCGGAACGGTCCTCCCCCCCAAAGGTGTTTCCTGGATGGGCACTACCGTATCTGGCACCACGCTTGTGCAGCGGAAGAAAGGTTGAGAGTACCGGGACTAGGCGGGATGAACCGGGCTATGGTGGGATGAAACTAGTGTTTATGCGGCGCTCGGGCAAATGGGATGGGTACATATATGATTTTCACTAGGCGACTAAATAAATGATAGTATCGGCGAAACTGGTAATAATAATGAGAGTGAGCAAATCTAGTGAGATAAAACAGGCATTCTTGAGATAACAGATAGTTATGGCATGTGTCGACAAAAACTCAGTTCCTACCTAGACAGTCTTACATGGAAAAAGACTGTCATAACATTAAAACTTATTTAATCTTTGGTGAAATTGCTTATATATATGAGAAACAAGAACTATTGCTGAAAAACGTATCTACGAACTTCAAAATAAGTCCGACATAGGTGCGAAAAACATGGAACTTAATTCAAGCGAAATTGAATGAAAGCTCTTTGGGATATTCATCCCAAGTCCTTCCTTTAAGTAACCTTCCCGTTTTCTTCTTGTTTACTCCGCCCCATTGCTTGAAAAAGAATGCTGTTTTTTCTTTTTCACACTTGCGCTGTATATCCAAAGCCCAGGCTTCTTCAAGCGGTCTTGATCCGGGTCCTGACTCACCGCCAACAATTGCCCAGTCGATTCCAGATAGGTCGGCATCAGGCACGCCACCGATCAGGGGTTCGAACGAAATAAACTTCAAACCTGCCGGAATTTCGCGCAAAAGGTCAATACGATTTACGTAGTCGTTATTTTCCACGCTGACACCCATCCAGATGTTTGGAGTCCAAACTAGTTTTGAGTGCACTTCAAAAAGCCTTTTAGCGCGCTTTGTAAGAACTTGAAATTGATGTCGCCCTGAATGATTCATAACATCAAAGACTCGAGCTATGTAATCTACCGGAACATCATCATGAAAAAGGTCGCTCATCGAATTTACAAAAACCTTTCGTGGCTTCTTCCATGTCAATGGCTTTTCGAGCATGTGCTCTTGAAGCGTTACCTCGAAACCATTTTTGTAATTGGCAACACCCATCGCATTGAGCCGCTTGGCCAATCGCTCTGCATAGCAATGCTTGCAGCCTGGACTTATTTTTGTACACCCTGTCACTGGGTTCCAGGTCGATTCGGTCCATTCAATTGTAGATGCTGTCGCCATGTTCTATATACTTGGAAAAGAAACCATCAAATAGTCAGCGAATCCCCTATTGGATTCTCTCCCGCTTACCGATATTATACCATCGATTTCGAGTTCTTTTAGCACATCTTTATAGTGTTTTGGTAAGAAAGGTTTGTCAACGTAATCGTGCCCCCATAGGTTTCCACATTTGATTGTTTTACCAGCATACTGTTGGAGTAACCGGGCTTTTAGTTTATGCAGAATAGGTTCGTGGAGCAATGATAACTGTGGTGAAGAATCGTATCTAAATAGAGGCACACCATCTGTTGTCCTGTCTCCGTAGCCACCCATGATGCCTTTCATAATTTTGTAGGCAATAGCGTTTTCAGAAACCAAAATAAGAAAGTGACTATTTCGGGAATCTCTTATAAACTCAAAATGTTGATAGTAACTAAATCCAGATTCGCGGAGTACTTCACGCAATCCGTTCATAAATATATGCTTCCTTTCAAAAGAGTTCTTCCCTTCGATCTCCGATCTAATTCTATTTGTTCTTTCGGGACCATAAAATGTAATTACATGTCTCGATGCAGTGGGATGATTGATAAATCTGTTTACCCAACTATAATTGAAAAAGAACGCACAGTCAGTTCCCCAGTTCTTTAGAACACCAGAAATCAAATCAATAGTTAAACCCTTGATTCCAAACGGGTCGATGAAAACAAAGCAAGGGATTAGGTTTCTTTTTCTAAAGAATGCTGCTGTATTCCCATCAACGGATTTATTTTCATAGATTGGTTTATTTGCTAGATCGTCATATCCAGTTAGTGAACCGAGGTTTCTTTTCAGTGCTTCAATATATTCTGTATTATCATCGTTGAACAAAGTTGCTATTTTGTTACTAAAATTATGATCTGACAATATTTGTTCCATCACAAGAACTGGTGTTGACTTACTTCCATCCTCGTACAAGCCTGGGCCTGAATAAAGATCAATATAGCCGACTTTTTTATGCCTCTTGAGCAATATTCTAGCCCACGGAAGGAAGTATTTCGCCACCATTTCGGCCTTAATCCTTGAATGTTCTTCTTGAACCGCAAAGAAATTGTCCGTACTACTCACGAATCTCTTCCTATAACTATATTCTGATTACACTTTCAGGCACGACATACTAATTCTGAATTCCGTCCACAAAAGCCATTTCTGGTGCCCCTACAAAACCATTTTCAATATCGGATGTATCTTGACCGCATAGATATTTTGCAACATTTGGATACATTGATATTCCAGGCTTTTTACCGCCTCCTACTATAAACATCATGGATTGGCGCCACGCATGAAAACGCTGCGGAATGACACTTAGATGATCCTTTAAGGTCACTTTATATACAAGTTGTGTGACCCAGCCATAGTTATTCAATTGGGCATTCAATGCAGGCTCATCGTAATAGACGATATCTAATTCGACGTCATCAATATCACTATTAGCATCCAATAATCCAGGACATCTATCCGCAATTTTCAGGTATATATTTCGCGCCTGCTGCCCGAGACGTTGCTGCCAAGGTTTTCTTTTATTCTGTATATTATCAGTTGATTGTTCTCTGTCATGCATTTGCGAAGATTGTGATTTAGAAACACTCTTTGCATTTCTTTCATCCTCAACAAGCTTTCTCGACCACCGCATTATTCCGGGAGTCGCCATTATAAGCAATACTGCCACAATAGCAGATGCTATTCGGATTTTATTCCTGCCACTCACCTTCCTTCCTCCTTACCTTTTACCTACACCACCGGTCCGCTTTTGGTATCGACTCTGCCTACGAATTCAAAGCCTGTGTCGGGGTCGCGGGTGTCTACGTCAAATGAGTCGTAGGCTTTGTTGTCACTTATTATACGCACTTTTCCTCTGGGAAGAAACTGGACCCGTTTGATGAGCAGTTCGTCGTCCAGGCGGATGACGTATACACCGTCAGTACGGCGCTGATCCTCACGCAGATCCACCAGGACGACATCGCCTTTGTTGAGGGTTGGTGCCATAGAGTCGCCAACAATGTCAATTACAGCGCATTTGTCGGCCTGAAGGCCTCGGTCGCTCAAGTAATCTTTGCGGTAATGGTGGTAGCCGACTACATTTTCGTGCTCAACCACCGCACCGTGCCCGGCACTGGCGGCAACGTTGTAGCGCGGGATCTCGAGAAAATCCGAGGCGTTGCCGGCGGCGGGTATACCGGTGGCCAGCCATTGCAGATCAACGCCGGTGGCTTTTGCGATCTTGACAAGGTTCTCACGGCTTGGATCACTAATACCATCGCGCCATTTTCGAACCACGCTGTCAGATACGCCGAGTAATTTCGACAATGAGCGCGCACTTTCATGAGCATCAATTAATTCCTGTATACGTTCAGGAAACGTTTTAAAGTTTGGAGCCATAACTTTAAAACGATTTTAAAGTTAGCGCTTTTTCGTGCGTTTTGTATTTTATCATATCATATTATCCACTTATGGCATTTTTGACAAAGGCTCACGACCTGTGAACTTTAAAGTGATGGCGCGGGTGCGCACGTTCGGTTTGACACGCGCTCTTTCGTGTGATACTATGTCTATCGACGTGTTGAAAATAGACAGACAAAAAAAAGACGGCCTCAGCCGCCCTTCTACTCCCGAAGATGTAATTCCATCCGACAACCGCGAGCGGTGGGAATGGATCAAATACCGTTTACGTCTCAAAGGATTCTCCCTGGCAGACGTGGCCCGCGCCGCTGGTGTGCATCGTTCGGCACCCTCAATTGCCTATCGAACGAATTACCCAAAGATGCAGGCTGCTATTGCTAACACCCTGGGGTGCCTTCCCGAAGTGATATGGCCGGAAAGGTACCCCTCTTCTTTAAAGAAACATGATACCAGCAATCGGCTGGCTGTCAATGGATAGCGAGTAGGGATTTTTAGACTATGGCAAGGCGCAGAATGATCGACGAACGGCAGCTTGGATTGTTTGATGTTCCAATTCCCAAGACTGTAGCGGGATCATTGCGCTGTGACCATCAGATTGCTAGTCTGCTCAGCAACGCCTTGCGCGAGTGTGATTTGACCCGTTTTCAGGTTGCCGCACGCATGAGCGAGCTGACCGGCAAAGAGGTCACCAAATTCATGCTTGATAGCTGGACAGCCGAAGCCCGTGAAGGTCACCGCTTCCCCTTTGAGTATGCGGCCGCATTTGAGCAGGCCACCGAGAGCTATGCGCTAACTCAGTACCTTGCTGATCAGCGCGGTTGCAAGATCCTCATTGGTCGTGAGGCGCTTGACGCTCACCTGGGCAAACTTGTTCGCCGCCGGCGCGAATTGAATGATGAAATCAGGCGACTGAATGCGATTATGGGTAAGGATGGCGACGAATGAGAGAGTGGTTTCCAATTGCCGAAATCGCAGGACTTCCCGGAGTGCCAAACACAGTTATGGCTATTCATTTTAGAGCTAAAAAAGGCAACTGGAAGTCACGAAAGCGTGATACTGGAAGAGGTGGCGGCAAGGAATATCACATTTCCAGCCTTCCCCCCGAAACCCGCGCCCACCTGGCGGCCAAGTACCTGAGCAATTCCGGGACGATTCAGTCATCGGCGGCGATCATCACCGCCCGCACGCAGCGCAGAGCCGCGAAACTCACCGACATCATCGGCCTCTCCGACAAGGCGCTGGCCAAAATGGATGCCCGCCTGCAAGTACTGGAACTGATAGAGTTGTTCATTGCCAATTCTGGCCTGACAGTTGACCGATCTATCGAGGTATTTTGTGACAAATTCAACGTCGGTGACATCCAAGTCGAAGAGGATATCCAGAAGATACTCGGTATGCTGTCAAAACCAACGGTCTACCGCTGGCGGCAAGCACTGGCCAAAGATGGTCCGGCCGGGCTGGCACCCAAGAAATCACGAGGGCGCAAGAATCTGATTGATTCGCAGGAATGCCTGCGTGAGTTTGTGGTAGCCATGCTGGGTGAATTCCCGCATATCAGCGGCAAACAGGTCCACCGGGCGATGGAAGCACGATTCTACGGCCACGAGGGTGTGGATATTCCCTGCCGGCGGGCTGTAGAACGATACATTGATGATTGGAAAACGGCTAACGCCCAGGTCTTTGCCGCTATCCGCAATCCCGATGACTACAAGAACCGCTTTATGGTGGCCTTTGGCTTGGCCAGCGAGAATGTTCAGCGGCTCAATCAGCGTTGGGAGTTTGACAGTACGCCGGCTGACATTATGTTGCTGGACGGTCGTCATACGATTCTTGCCGTAATCGATGTGTATACACGGCGGCCAATGTTGCGGGTCGCTCCCAGCAGTCGTGCCGTCGATGTGGCAGCGCTCACCCGCCGGGCGATCCTGGACTGGGGTGTGCCCGAAGTGGCCAAGATTGATAATGGCCAGGACTACGTTTCAAAGCACATTAAAAGGGTCTTTGCCACCCTTGACATCCGGCCGGAAGTCTGCCCGCCGTTTTCGCCCTGGCTCAAGCCTCACATCGAATCATTTTTTCATACCTTTAGCCATGACCTGCTGGAGTTGATGCCCGGATACATCGGTCACAACGTCGCCGAGCGAAGCGCCATCGAAGCCCGGATGAGTTTTTCGGACAGGTTGTTCAAAAAGGACGAAATTATTGATGTCAAGATGACCGCAGAAGAGCTTCAAGGCTTTTGTGATCGCTGGATCAATGACATCTATATGCACCGCCAGCACTCGGGACTCAAGGGAAAAACGCCCTGGCAAATGGTGGCCAACTGGGATGCCCCGATCAACCGTATCTTTGACGAGCGAGCCCTTGATTTGTTGTTGGCCGAAGCTCCCGGCGACGGTGGCTATCGCACCGTGGGCAAAAAGGGAATCCGAGTTGATAACTACCTGTTCATTGAACCCTCGCTGTGGGAATACATGAACCAGCGCGTCCGGGTGCTTTATGATCCCGCTGATTTTGGCCGGATCTTTGTATTTTCCGAAGATGGCAGATTCATCTGTCGTGCCGAGTGCCCGGAGATCACCGGCATCGATCGCCGTATGGTGTCGATCAAGGCGCGGGAGATGCAGAGCAAGGCGGTGCAGGAAGGCAAGCGTGCCATCAAGGCAGCCACCCGCAAGGTGCGCACACAGGATGTGGTCGACGAGATCCTTGACCATGCCTCCCACAAGGCCGGGGAACTGCACATGTTCCCCCACAAGGCCCAACCTTACATGACCGACGGCTTGCAGGCATCACTGGACGCTGTAGATGCGGCGGCAGGTGAATCATCTCCGGACCACGAACCAGCAGAGACATCGGAAACGGCTGAAGTGGTCAGCGAAATGGAACTGGCCAGGCGTCGCGAAGAGGCCGAGGCCGAGCAGCGTCGATTTGATAATCCCAGCGCCCGTCTGAGATGGATGTTGGAGCAGGAATACAACCGCGAACTCAGCGAAGACGAACAACAGTGGATCCGCTGGTTCAAGGCCAATCATACTTTTGAGATGTATGAACAAATCAAAGGATTTGTTGAATTGAAGATGGGCAAAAAGGCAGAGCCCAACAATAACCAAGGTGTCCAATGATAAGGAGGATACACCATGAAAAGTCAGCTTGCAGTAGTCAAAAACGTTGAACGCCTGCAGGATGCGTTTGGCTCTCTGGAGTCACGCCATCTTGAATTGCCGGGAATGGCCCTGATCTATGGGTACACCGGGGCGGGAAAGACCTTTGCGGTCACTCATATGATGACCCGTTTCAGGGGCGTTTTTATTCGCGCCTGGAGTACCTGGACGGCCAACAATATGCTGGGGGCCATCACCCGCGAGCTGGGCGGATCTGCAATCCGCTGGAACCAGCCGATGGTGGACTTTATTGTGCAGGAGTTGGTCCGCAACGAGCGACCCTTGTTTGTTGACGAGGTCAACCACATCGACAATAGCGGTCAGATGAAGCATCTGCTGCGCGATATCCATGACACTACCGGGGTGCCAGTGGTGATGATCAGCGAAGAAACCACACCGCGCAAGATCGCCCGCTTCCCGCAGATTGCCGGGCGGATCTACGAGAGCGTAGAGTTCAAGCCGCTGGACCTGGAGGATATGCACACGCTGGCCGAGGCAGTCTGTGAGGTCGAGGTTGCCGATGATCTGCTGAAAAAGCTGCATCGTGACACGGATGGCAACATGCGCATGGCCACCGACGGGTTGGCCAAGATTGAACGAATGGCGCGCACCAATGGTATCGCCAAGGTCACAGTCCAGGACTGGGGCTCCCGCAAATTCGTATTCGGGCAGAGGTGAATCATGGTAATGCGTATGTGTTTGGATCTTTATGACAGCCGGGCCATCGGGATCTTGAAAGGCATCAAAAAGGTGTCAGACATTGATACCAACTGGAATGCCAGACAAGAAATTTGGGCAGCGATTCGTGTCCTGCGTGCATTCTCGGTGGTTGATATTCGGATCGTTTGTCCTGAAATTGGCCATGACATTATCCGCAAATTTGTGTTTGACCTTGCTTCTTATGGTTATTTGCGCAACGTTGGTCGTAGAGGGCGTTTTCTTGCCTACCGCCTGATCAAGGATACCGGGCCGCTTTACCCAGTGAAATCGAAAGGGCGACTCAAGGATCGCAACACCGGTGAAATCGTGGAGAAAGTGCGATGATGGCCGTCGATCCACAAATTCAACAAGCGATCATCGACGCTGTTGATCGTCCAGGTTCTTCGCAGAGCAAAATTGCTCGCGATCTTGGTGTGAGCGTAACGATGATCTCACAAGTTTGTGGCGGAAAATACAACAGCCACAGCGAAAAACTGGAACAAGCCGTGCGCAAGCACTTGTTGAACGAGACACTGGAATGCCCGGTACTTGGTGAAGTTACCTATGCCGAATGCGATATGCAACAGAATCTGCAATGCGTGCCAACCAGTCCGCAGCGGATCAAGTTGTATCGGGCTTGCCGAAGTGGCTGCCAAAACTACAGGGGCAAAGAATGAACTATACCGATCCGAAATACTACCGTCGAGGCAACGTACAACTGAGCCTGGTGGCCTCCGAGTGGGGCTTGGGTTATCACCTGGGCTTGATCCTCAAGTACACCTGTCGCGCAGGTCTCAAGGATCCGGATCCGATCAGAGATTTGCGCAAGGCGCTGGCAGCCACCGATCTGGCCATCCGGGCTGTCCAGCATGGGCACAGGATCTGTTTTGACTGCCTGCCCAGGTATTACTGGCCAGCTGATATTAGCGAATTGTGGGAGCTTTCGCCACGGCGGTCGATCATTGTCAAAATGCTCTCGATGGCCGGGACACGCATGGATGGGGTGGCTCTAAGCTCTGTCATTTTGACCGAAATTCTCGAACTTCTCAAGGAGGAAATCGATGAACTCGAAACCGATTGATCCAGCCGAGGTTGAACGATCTCTCGAAGATTGTGTAGGCCGTAACAATGCCATCACTGCCGTACAGCTCTGGCACCGCCTGACCGGTGAGCGTGTACCGGATGGTGTCGCCGCCCGGCGAATGCGCTCCGCAGTGGTTGACCTGCGCGAGGCCGGTGTTGCCATTTGTTCGGGCAAAGAGGGCTACTATCTGGCGTCCAGCGTCGAAGAGCTTGAAACAACCTGTCAACTGCTTTTTAAACGTGGTTTGACTGCCCTGCGGCAAGTGGCTGCGCTCAAAAAAAAGGCGCTGCCGGATCTGGCCGGGCAATTGGACATGGGGGTGGAATGATGCGGGTTCATCGTGATTACAGTACTGTGGCCGCAATCGCCGTTCTGGGTGGCCTGGGGGTGTTGTTCAACGCCAACCATGTCAGCCAGTGGATCGCGATTGTTGCGTGGGTTTTGATCGGCGCAGGCCTGATTGTGATGAGCTTGCAAATTCTTGAACAAATGAGCATTGATGCGGCCGATAAGGAGTACTTTTGCTACCGTTGCCATAAGTTTCACAAACTGGAGGAGGACGAAAATGCGCAAAATTGATCTGAGCAAGTACCAACATATTTCTTCCGGACGTAGCAAGCCGGTACCGGACAAGCCTTATGCGCGTCTTGCACGAAATATTCTGACGATTTATGGCTTCAAGCCATCGGGAGAGCGACGCTGTGCGGCCTACAGGAACGACGAAGAGCTTGTCGCGGTCTTTGCTACCGGCAAACGCAAATATACCAAAGGTCCCACCGGTGTATGCATCAATAGCAAAAAAATAATGTACGGATTGAAGCCCGGCTGCTACAACATTGATGTCGGTACGACCGAGCTTGAAGGCAAGGAACACCAGTGCGTGGTGGTTCTGCTCAAGGATCCGATTAAGTTCGATATCAACCCAAACGATCAGCAAAAAATCGGAGATTCACTACACGGAGAAGTGGGGCCAGGCCTACGCGAGTGCATCGGAGAATATATTGCTCTGGCATCTCCGGCGGTGATCTTTTATGCCCGCGACGTTATGGAGTATTGCAACAAGCGAATGCAAAGTAGAATCACCACCGGCCAGATCAAGCAAGTGCTGGCATCAGGATCTTATCCGATTGAAGGCAACGGCAAGATCGGCTATCGATTTACCAAAATCTGAACAGGAGCTATTATGGCACGAAGAAAACCCAACAAACTACAAATTGTCGTTAACAGCATTGAAGAAGCTGAGGACGTTCTGCGCCGCTTGGCTGAGCACGAGCTGGCTATCGAGGTTGAAGAAGCCGTAGCCGACGAGGCGATTGCCCAGGCCAAGCAGAAATGCAAGGAAGCCTGTGCATCCCATCTTGGGGCAATCAAAGCCCTTTCTCTCGGCCTGGAGGCCTTTGCCAAGGCCAACCGGGAGCAATTGTTCTCGCCCAAGAAGAAGTCCATAGAGACGCTCTTCGGAACTTTCGGTTTCCGCAAGTCCACATCAATTGTCGCCGTCAAGAACAAGAAAATCGCAGATATTCTGGCCGCTGTACAAAAGCTCAAAATGCGCGATGCCCTGCATATCAAGGAGACCCTGAACAAAGATCATCTGCATACGCTTGACGATGCGTCGCTAACCCGTATCAATGCCCGGCGCAAGATCGACGACAAATTCTGGTACGAGGTTGACAAGACCAAAGTAGATGTGGATGCGGCGGTATCGGGGGGTGAAGCGTGAACGGGCAGGTGCTGGACTTTCCTGCCGAACCTCGTGATCGTGGCCTGTCAAGTCCGCATGATGATCTGACCAGGGCGATCATCGACATTGCCTTGTCGGATCGTGACATTGCCGCCCGTGCCGACGCTATCGAAGATCTTGTTTTCAAGTCAAAGCTCGGTATGGGTGTCCGGATGTCAGCTCTGGCTTGTGCGTCTGTCTTTCTCGGCACGGAGCTATTGCGCAAACAGTGAGCGCCCAGGACAACAGAAAACGCCTGCTGGCAGCCATCCACGCCACGGCCAAACAGCGAGGCCTGGACGACAAAGCCTACCGCGATACGATCCAAAATGCCTGCGGTGTTCGCAGCTGCATCGACCTGGAAGACCGCGACCTGATCAAAGTGCTGGAAGCTCTGAAAAAACCGCGCCGTCGGTTGCACAACCGCACCGACCGCGAGCGCGGGCCGTTGCTGCGCAAGATTGAAGCCCAGCTGGGTGCGGCCGGGCGATCTCTTGCTTACGCCGACGGCATTGCCCGTCGCCGCTTTCAAAAGGAACGCCTGGAGTTCTGTTCAGCCGCCGAGCTGAGCAAGATTGTGGCCATGTTGGTCTACGACGCCCGTCGCCACGGAAGACCGGCATGAGCCGACCATCTCACGAATTGCTGCTTGATCTTGAGGGCCACGTCGCCTGGTATGTCATGCATCTTGGACTCAGCCATGATGATGCTGATTCTATCGCCCGGATGGTGATTGACAACATCCGCAACCACTGGGGCGGGCTATCCATCTACCTGTCATCCTCCGGGAACCATAGCGAAGGCATTGGCCAGCAGCTCCTGGGCAACATCAAGGCCGGGGTCAGCCTGGGGCGTCAAAATGACAAATCCTCGCGCTTTCTTGAGGACTTCCGCAAAGCGGTAGCCGATGCCATTGATGAGATCACTGGCGGCAGCGATCGCCGCGACGACATTGCGGCAGCGGTGATCGAGGGGTTTGTGGGTCGCTGGGGTGGCCTGACCATCTATATCCCCCAGGGGTGGATGTATGATAACAACAGCCGCGACGAGCAAATCTATGCCCAGTTCAACGGTAGCAACACCATGCACCTCGCCCGCAAATACGATCTGAGTATGCAACAGATCTACAACATCATCCGCAAACAGCGGCAACTCCTGATCGACAAGTACCAAACCCGCCTTCCCGGCGTCCTGTAAAACGTTTTCAAGGATTCCAGACCACGCCCAATATACACTGTGCGCGTGGACAGAGAATTCATCAAAGAAATTGCCTGGCAAAAGAGCGCTGATCACGGGCTCCCGTTTGATCTTGTCTGTGCCATAATTGAGGTCGAGTCAGCCTTCAACACACACGCCATGCGCTTTGAACCGGAGTTCCTCGGGCGTTATGTCCCGGAGTCTCCCCAGGTGCATGGCGCTGTCAGCATCCCAACGGAAAGGATCCAGCAGGCCATCAGCTGGGGTCTCATGCAGATGATGGGGCTGGTAGCC